TGGTTTTAAAGAATAATTTGTTCATAAGTATAAGTTTCAACTCTTTAATACCTCAACAAGCCATTCAAAAGCTTCTGAAAGCCCGGTTCCATTCATAGCAGATATTTTGAAAATTGACCATTATCTATTTTTTATATTTATTTAAATTTTGTTATTTATAAAAATACATTTAATAGATATGTTGCAAATGTTAAAAATAAGGTATTAGATACTATTTATCGTAATTCTGTCCATATTATAGAAGAGTTAGCTTTGAGAGCTGCTTTTGATGAGCATTTAAATAAAGTTATTTCTGATAGAGTGGATAGTAGTTTGGATTTAATTATTCAATTTACTAAACGTAGGTTAGATAATGAGTATAGTAAATTTAAGTCCAAGATTAAAGAACATGCTACCTTTATAGGAGGTAGTGGTTTGGCAATTTTTATCGCCATTAAATTATATGGTCGTTATAAAGTGGCTGCTGTTGTAAAAAATAATAATAATGTTGAACCACAAGTTTTAGTAGGAATTCCACAACAAAAACCGGTTGGTAGGAGTCATATATTTACTGGTCAAAATACAGGAATTAATCATGATAGGTTAAATTTTAGTATTTTTGATTATAAAGAATTTGGTGGTATTGAAAATTTAATAAAATCAAATATGTATACTGTTTTGTTAAGCCATGATAAAGTTTTTCAGACGGAAGCAGTACATTTAGGTCAAGGTATATTTTTGGCCAATGCGCATTCTTTTGAAAAGAATCCTAGTAGCGTTATTGGTACACCTACATATAAATTAGGTGATTATGATTTTGTAGATGAGGTTAAACTTAAAGTTTTAGCTTTTAGTGGTGACAATCCTCTCAAGACCACAGTCAATTATACTTTGGAAAAAGACTATACATATTTCGTACATGAAAGTCATGATTATGCTATTTTTTATTGTCCTGGTGTTGCTCCTAAAGAAGGTTTATATAAATATTTATCTTCAAGTATTCCATTGAGTGATTCAGAATTTATGATGATTAGATATGGATCAGATAATAAACGTGTCACTGAAAAAGTTACAAGCGTTAAGGTAGATCAAAGAGCTTATAATAAATTTGGATATGATAATCCTGTTTATAGCTATGATGCAATGACGCCAACTGATGTAGGTGATTGTGGATCTCCAATCTTTTCTCATCGTAATGGAAATTTTGAATTATTTGGAATTCATGCAGCAGGTAGTGATTATAAAAATAAAAATCACAAATATATGATCAGAATTAATAAATCAGAAGTTGACAATTTAATTAACAAATTATATAAGGTTAATGCTAATGTTCCAAATGTTCAGTCTAAATCTTATTATTTGGTTGATGGTGGATTTGAAGATGTAATTATTCAAATTGCAGATTATATCCATCCAAAATGTTCAATTTTAAATTTAAAGGAAGAAACAGAATTACAAGCCATTGGAAACATCGAGACTATTAAAAAACCGCATGAAGATTGGAAAAAATTTCAAACTTCTACTAATTTTAGGTCTAGAACAATTGTTAATCCTAGTGGTGTTTTTGTGGCTCCTGAATTGTTAACAATGAGTAAAGATAATCCATTTGTCATTCCTACAGTTTCACATAAAACTGAAAATGGTAATTATAATCATCCTGATTTAAATTACGCAAAATCAATACATGACAATGGAAATATTACTTCCAGATATATATTTAATTTATTAAAAGATTTTTATAAGGAGATACCTAATTTGGAATCGTTTAGATTACTTAAAGTTCAAACAATAGATGAAGCTTTGACTGGTAAATCAGATAATTTGATTTCAAATAAGATGAAATTAAAATCATCAGCTGGGTTTCCAAGATCAGGACCAAAGAGTAAATATATTGAAATTGATGATAATAAAGTGCTTAGGAATGATATAGAAAAAGATGTAGAAAATATTCTTAAAGCATTAAAAGAAGGTAAAAGGATTATTCCTTTCGGATCGAGATCCATTAAAGATGAAGCAATTCGTAAGCAAAAACAAGAAGAAGCAGGACCGCGCGTTTTTATATGTATGGCAGCTTCTTACAATATTGTTTGTAAAATGTTTCTAGATCCTTTTATGGTAGCTTTTGTTCAACATAGGGATTATTTTCGTATACTATTAGGTATGAACTTACCATCTAAAGAGGTTCATGAGTATCTAAGAATGATGCGAGCTTTTGATCCTAATTTTACATTCTTTGATGGAGATATAAAACATATGGATTTATCTATTTTAAAAGCAATTAAAGAAGGAATTAATCTATTTATATTATGGATTGTTCCTTTTACCAAATACACTGAGGAAGAAAGAGAAATGTTACGACTTCTTTTACATTCATGGATAGATATGGCAATTTCTTTCCAAGGAGATGTTTTTATGACTGCTTGTAATTTAGTATCTGGAGCTTGGTTTACAGCGTTTTTCGGTACTATTTTTTGTATATGTTTATTTCTATATGCACATGATATGCATAAAAAGAAGTATTTATTAAAATATGATATTAGAGCCATGAGTCCCTCATGTTTTTGTGGAGATGATAATCAAATAGGAGCTCATAATGATATATCGAAAACTTTTACTTTTGATTTTTATAAAGAAGTATTAGCTGATATTGGTATAACATATACACCACCTGATAAGAAATCTTTAACTCATAAGGCAGGTGCTTTTTGGTTAACTGAAATTCTTAAAAGAAAAGTTAAATTTAATGAATATATAAATGATTATGTTGCTGTTTTGGAGCCAAAGTCGTTGTCTAAAATGATGAGTTTTATTACACGGACTGATGTTCCAATAGAAATTCAACATTCAGGTATTTTTACCACCTTGTTGATGGAAGCATTTTTACATGACGTTGAAGTTTATCGACTTTTACGTTATCGTATATTCAACTATGTTAATAATTATAGTGGTGTGATTAAATTGCCAGCTATTATATTAAGTGAAGAAAACTTGTTGCGTAGATATAAAAACGATGAGTTTTCGGTTTGGGATGCCTTTGAGGCAGAACGCGTCAAGTTAGAAGAACTGGACGAAAAAATTAAATCTAACATTATTACTGGTAGTAATGATATTAGTACTGAAGTCGGAATGCAACACCATGATTTTGCTAAAGGGTTGATAGTTCTTGACAAGGGAAGGCTACGAGTTCAGTATAATGAAACAGTCCAAATTCAATGTTTGGAAATCAGCTCCTCTGTTGGTTCAACAGCAATATGGGCCAATAAGACGATTAGTTTTGCTTCTGAAAATGAAAATATTAATACAAGTACGGTTGCTTCTAATAGTTTAGAAGTACAACCAGAATTAACTTTAACAGAAAGTTTACCAACTGAAACAGTTTTGAACAGTTTCAATGATTTAGGTGAAACTATAAAAGAGGAAGATGTAGTTCAAATTCCAATGCAGATTAGAGATCCAGTTCAATTAGATGATAATTTTAGAAATATCTTGACGAATAGATGGTTTCCATTGTTAACTTACACTTGGTTGGATACAGATGGAATTGATACAAATATTGCTGAAATTAATGTGGTGGAATCACTATTAGCGGTTCCATTTGTTAAATCAAAAATATTAAATTATAATAGGATGACGGGAAAATTTAGAATTAAAGCTATGATAAATTCTTCTCCAAATTATTATGGTTGTGCTGTGGTTGCTGCTATTCCCCAAGAATGTCCGACACCACCAACAGAAACGGGTATTAATCGTTTGACTAGAACTATTAATGCTTATAATGTTTGGCAGTTAAGACATGCTGTTTTAGCACCATCTACTTCACAACAAGTTGAAATTACACTTCCATGGATTAGTCAGTATACGTATCAACAAATTACAGAGAATTTGTTAACAACGTTAGATTATGAACAGTGGAAAGTTGTTTTAAAATGTATTAGTCCCTTAAGAAATGTTTTGTCTACAACAGATCATCCAGCATTAAAAGTTAAGTTTTATGCTAAATTCGATGATATCGATTTATCAGTTCCAGTGCCAACACCACAGTCTGGAGTTAGTTCTATGAGTGATATGGTCGATAGTTTACAAAAGACTAAAATTATTTCTAAAACGGCTAATCAAATTTCTAATGCAGCCAATTCTGTTGCCAATATTCCCATTATTGGTGACACAGCGAAATTAGTAGCGGGTACAAGTCTTGCAATTGCAAAAACAGCAGCGAGATTTGGTTTTTCAAAACCAGCCTCGCCATATGAATGGGCTAGAAATAAATTACATACAGTCAGTAATTTAGCTACAGTGGATCATGTAGATTATACTGTTCCATTGTCTTTGCTGACTTTAAATGAAGTTGATTGTGCAAATAGTCGATATAATGAAAATGATATGGACAATTTGTCTCATGATTCTTTCTTTAGGAAATTAACAATGATTAGAATTTTATCCGTTAGTATTAGCAATGGAGAAGGTTCTGAATTATGTAAGATACCAGTAAATCCAATGTTATGCTTTGGTACCGGTGGAGTTTTTACAACAACACCTGTAGGATTAGTTAGTAGTTTTTATACTGATTGGTCTGGGCCATTGACATATCAAATTAGATTGTATGGTTCTTCTTTACATAGATTTAGATATAGAATAGAGTATATTCCGGGAGATATTGGTTTGACTACCAATATGGACAATACCCCAGTTAGTTATTCTGAATTTGTTGATTTCTCACAAAATAATTCTGTTGAATTTACCATTGGGTGGGCAAATAATAAGTATGCTAAAAAATGTGGTGAATTCACAGCTTCAAATAGAATATATAATGCAG